TTGGCACTCACACAAAGCTATACGCAAGGCGGGCAGGGCAATTATATAATATCACTCCACTGGTGACTGTTGCCACTGCTACGCTTGGCAGTAATCCCCTTGCGGTTGTTAATACCACGCCAACAATCACAGTGACATACACAGCGCACGGCTTGGCAGTTGGTGATAAAATTAAGCTAACTAGTGCAAGTGATACAGGTGGAATATTAGCAGCTGCAATCAACAAAGAGCATGTTGTTGTTACCACGCCAACGGCTAACACATTTACAATCACGGCTGCAACAAATGCAACCAGCACAGTAAGCGGTGGCGGTGCTGCGGTTCAAATATTCAAAGAAATTGCAGCGGGTGAAGCTGATGCAAATAGTTCTTATGGCGCATGGATTGGCACGCCTTGGAATACTTCAATAAATGCGTGGGTAGTGCAAGCTGATAGTAGTTTATTAACAATACCTCGCGTATGGTGGCAAGCAACATTTGGCGATACTTGGGTTGGAGGCACTGGCAACGGCGGGGGCGTGTATAAGTGGGAGGGTGACGAGACTGTTTCGGCTTCATTAATTGCAAATGCACCTAATGCAAATTGGGGTTGGGTTGAAGATGCTAGATTATGCTTACTTAAAGGTAATATTGTTTATAATAGCGCAACAGGCGATTTTACAAGCTGGACGCCTAGTAGTTCATCAAGCGCATATGAGGACGCAAAAGAGGACGCAATAAACCTCATTTCGCAAATTAACGTTGGCGGAATAAATTATGTGTTTGATGAATATTCAAATATATTTACGCTGCGCTGGGTTGGTGGTTCGGTAAAATGGGTATGGCAACAAATAACCAATACAGTGGGTATTATTGCGCCTTATGCAAGGGTTGAGCGTGGTGGCATTGTGTATTTTATGGGGCAGGATAATATTTATTATATGAATGGCAGCATTATTGAGCCATTGCCAAATAACACACTTTATAAATATATTTATAATGACATAAAAACCTCGCAAAAACGCAAATGCTTTATGTGGTATAATGCAAAGTTTGATGAAATATGGGGGCATTATCCATCGGGCGGTGCAACCGAAAACGATAGATGTTTTATATTCAATCTTAAGGAAGCAACTTGGAATAGGTTAACATCGCTAGACAGAACTGCTTATGATAGGGCTGGAGAAGTATTTGAAACGCCATTGCTTGCATCATCAAGCGGAGCGCTATATCAGCATGAAGTTGGCTATAATGACGGCGCAAATGCAATGAATAGCTGGTTTCAAGTTTCATATCAAGCTAATAGCGAAGGTAAATATTACACAGAAATTGAAGGTATGGAATTAGATGCTATTTTAACAGGCAATATGACCATTTCATTATTTGGCAAGCATAGACAAAATCAAATTGGTAATGTGCTAGCTTCATTCAATGTAACTGAAAATACGCAAGCCGTGGATTGCATAAAAGAAACCCGCTATTTGTCATGGAAGTTTGAAAGTAATGTATTAAATGGCTATTTTAGAGTTGGTGGATATAAGCAATTTATTAATCGTGGAGGTGAATTTTAATGGTTGAAGTTCCGAATAATATTCAGTATAATGGACTTGTTAGAATCGTTCAAGAATTAACGCAAAAAGTTGATGAGCTTGAAAGAAGAACTGATTTCAATATTGAAAATTGGCGTGGTGGCGTAACAAACGTAACCATAGATAGAGCATACGATGCAAATAGCACAACGCTAGATGAAATTGCAGATGTTCTAGGCACACTTATTAATGATTTACTTGAAGCGGAGGTTCTAAAATAATGGTTGACCCAGTAACAGCATCGGCACTTATAACAGGTGGAAGTTCTATTTTAGGTGGACTTTTTGGCAAAAAGAAAAGTAAATCTACACAATCAACCGCACCAGTATTGCCCGAAAACGTGCAAAAAGGTTATGATTTACTTATTGGTAACGCCACAGATTTATCAAAGCAACCATATCGTGATATAACTCGCACACGTTATGAGCCAAGCGGAATGTATGGCGGCTTGTTTGATAATCCTGAAATGCAAGCATTGCAGCAAGCGAGCGATAGAGAGTATTTTGCTAATATGCAAGCACCCGCTCCCGCTCCCGCTCTACAACAACAACCCACTAATGCACAAGTTAATAATTTATATGGCATGATGCTTAAAAGTAAATTACAACCTGATAATCTTAATCTTGATGAGCAAGCCTATAATGAACTTGGTGAAAAATATGCAAAGGGCGAGTTTAAGCCAGCCGAAAGTAGGGGATTGTCATATTTAACCAGTGATAATCCTTTTGTTCTTAAATTATTACGTGATAGCCAACAACGTAATGCAGCTTTGCAAAACGCAAGTATGAGAGGCTGATATGGTGAACTTAAGCGCAGACCAGCAATTCGCTACAAATTGGGGTAGAACTAACAATATTCTAAATGCAAATGAAACTGCAACAGGCGGATTGTTAGATAGCAGGCTAAAAAGCAACACGGCACTGAATAATACTTATCAATCAGAATTGGCTAAGTTTCGCAATACAAGCGGAGTGCGCCCGACATCTGTTGCAAGCCAAAACTCATATCAAAAAGATGCGCTTTATAATATGGGTAAGCAACCATCTTTTGACGCATCAACAGTTAATCCATATATACAAAAACAATCGGGCGCATTAGATGCTGCAAAAGGGGCGGTTGATAGATTAGGCACGCCATATCAAGCGTATGACCAAAGCACTTATACGCAATTTATGAACCCTTATATTAAGGACGTAATAGAAAATAATGCAAATGAAGCAAGGCGCAGAGAAGCAGAACGCCGTAATGGAATTAATGAAAGTTTTGCGGAGGCTGGGGGTTTTGGTAGCACTGCATTAGGATTAGAACGTTCACGCAACGCAAGTGAAAGCGAGCGAGGTATATCAGAAATGGACGCACAGTTGCGAGCGCAAGGTTTTGATATGGCAACAGGGCGTAATATGCAATTATATGAAGGCAATAGAGCTGATGACTTCGCACGCAAGCAAGGGCAAGTTGCTGGTTATCTTAATGTTGCTGGTGGTTATGGTTCTGGTGGGAACGAAGCGTTAAAAGTTGATGCTTATGGTAGAGAAGTCAATAATAATAATTTAGATAGAATGTTGTTTGCTGGTGATAGAGTGCAAGGGCAAAATCAATCAGAACTTGATGCTTTTTACCAACAGGACGCATTAAAACGGCAATATCCATATACGCAAAACTCTTATCTTGCTGATATATTATCACGTTATCCAACTGGGCAGACTAGCACAAGCACACAACCGGGCGTTGGTATGGCGCAAGGCGCATTAGGTGGTGCGTTGGTTGGTAGTTCGTTTGGTGGTAAAGGCTCATTTGAAAGTGGAATAAGTAGCATTGGCAGTAGATTTGGATTAGACCCATTAGGAGTTGTTCCTAGCCGTGGCACTGGTCCACAATTACCATGGTATGCGAGGTAATTATATGGTATTTAATGCACTATTCAACCAGCAACAACAATCACAAGGCGAAAGCCCCTATGCACGTTTGCTTGAAGACCCTAAGTTTGCATTAGGTTATGGCTTGCTAACCAGCCGTGAAAATCCATTAGGTGCTGCTGTGCAGGTGATGGGGCAGGGTGAAACGGCGAAACAAGCTAGAAAGCAAAACGAAATACAAAATATGCTATTACAAGCTAAATTGCAGAAATCAATGGGTAATGGTAGCGCATTTGCAGGAACTTCAATGGACGCACAGGCAGCTAACCTTGCATATCAAGATGCACTTAATCAAGGTATGGACGATTTTTCAGCAAGAAAATATGCAGCAGATAAGATACGCACGAGCCGTATGGATTTGAGAATTAACCCACAAACTGGCACATTAGATAGCATTCCACGCAGTCCTATATTTGGGAATACAGCAACGCCCATACAACCTAACACACAACCGCCTCAACAACCTGATTACACGCCTAGTTCATGGGACGAAATATATAGCGAACCAGTTGCAGATATGAATAATGGTACTGGGAAGAAATTAGGTGAAAGTCTTGCAAAAACATCTGGATTGTTGCAACAGGGGCAAATGGCACTTAGAGGAATTACCGCACCAATAGACCAGCTTATTAAAGAAACCACGGGTTATAATTCTAATATGTCAGGTGCAGTTGGGGGAGAAGGCTTAGCGGGGGCTGACAAAGCAATCAATTTATTTATAGAAGGTGCAGTTGCCGATATGATGGTTGGGCGTTCTGTCGATGAACAAAAGCGAAAAAGAGATTTATACTCTCCTAAATCGCCTTCACAGGAAGGCGCATTAGAAAAACTAACAACTATTGTTGATGATTTACAATCGCAAACAGACGCAGTTCAAAGACAGATTGATGCCACAACAAATATTAACGATAAAACCAAACTAAGGGTTAAGCAACTTATTCCATTACAAAAAAGACTTAATGAAGGTAGGGGCGCAATGCAATATTTGCAACAAGCCATTGGTGGGGGAGGGCAACCGCAAAATAATGCATCACCTATTCCATCTGGTGGAAGATTTTTAGGATTTGAATAATATGCCAATAGCACGCTTTGAAATGCCTGATGGTAAAATTGCAAGGTTTGAAGTTCCTGATGGAACATCACCTGAGCAAGCACAATCAATGTTTAATGCACAAATTTCTGATATTCAAAAACAAACTGCACCGCAACCAAAAACATCAGCTAGCGAAGCATTTATTAGTGAATTAGCAAATACAAGTTCTTTGGGGTTTGGAGATAATTTTATAGCTGGATTAACCGCAGGTGGGGCAGGGGTTATTGGTGGTGCAATGCGCCTTGGTGGTTATGAAGGCGAATTGCCAAGCATGAGTGAGGTTTATAATAAGAAAAAAAGTGAAATATTAGATTATCAAAACCAAGCATGGCAAGAACATCCTTACGCATCTATAGGCGGAGTAGTTGCTGGTGCGTTAAATCCAGCAAACCCGCTAAATGTGGCGGGGCGTGCTATTAACGCAACAAAAATAGGTGGCAAAGTTATGCAAGCTAATATACCTTTAATAAAAGGGAAAAAACTGGTTAATTTACCTATAATAGCGGGGCGTGGTGTTGTTAATGTTGGTAAAGGTGCTGTTGGCGGTGCAACTGGTGGCTTTATTCAAGGAGTTGGAGAAGGCGAGGGCAGTGCGTCTGAAATATTAGATAATGCTATCAATCAAGCTAAAACAGGGGCTAAGTTTGGAGCGGGTGGCACTGCATTAATAAAAGGCGTTCAAACAGCAGGTAAATACACACTAGGAGGACTTGCAAAAGCTGCGCTTCCTGCCAATAAAAAAAAAGCTGTAAATTATGCAGCTGAAGAGCTGCAAAAAATCACTGGCACAAATAGAGATGATGTTTTGAATGCGTTAGCAAGAGCTGATGATACAGTTAATTTGCGTGCTTCACAAATAACAGGCGATGTTGGTATTAATTCGCTTGAGCGTGAGTTGGCAAAAAATAATCCAAAATTAATGGGGCGTGCTTCGCAACAGGATATAGACAACTTAAATATTTTGCAAAACGAATATAATAAACTAGTAGCACAAGGTGCGCCTGAAAATGCAATCCAATTTATAGCAGACAGAGCAAACGCAATTATTGCTAAATTAGATAATGCTGCAATGCAATCTAAGAGCAAATTAGATGATGTGATTAATAATAACGTGCCATCTGCAACAGAGGGAGAAATTAGCTCTAAAGCGTATGATGTTGGTTTAGATAAGTTGCAATCATTTAAGACTGGAACTACTCAACCTGCTTGGGATAATGTCAACAAAGAAACTCCTATTGCACCAAAAAATATAACTGAATTGCAAAAATATAATCAAAAAAACTTAGAGGCTGCTTATTCTGATTTACCAGAAACATCATTAATTGATAAAACATTAGGCACACAAAAAGATAGTGCAATTAAAGCAAAAGAGTTAATTGCTGCTCGCTCAAGAATTGAAGGTGAAATTAGGGCGGAAAAAACAGCAACCGCACCAAATCAAAATAAAATAAGATTATTAAAACAACAAGAGCAAGCAATCTTAAAAGATTTACAAGATGGCTTTACTAATGGCGAACTGGATAACGCATTAAACGCAACTAAAACTCAAAAGCAATTATATGAAACTGGGGCTGTTGGGCGTGGATTGCGTGGGAAACCCGAAGCATATTTAGGGCAGGTTGTAGGTAATCAAAACATCAAAGGTTCACTTAGCACAAAGCAATTACTTGAAGGGCAACCTGAAAATAAACAACAGGTGGTTGATTATGTTATAAAGCAATATGCTAAAAATATAGACCCCGAAAAAGGAGTTAATTTATTGGCAAGCAAACGTTTTTTGCGTGATAAAGCTGATTTGTTAAATGAATTACCTGAAGCAAAAAAAATTATCAACGATATTGAAAAAGCGCAAACTCAATTTACCAACAAAGCGCAAAGGCAAAAAGCTATAACTAATGCGCTTCAAGGTAAAGTTGAACCTTTGGTTACTGGAAGGCAAAAAATATCAATCGCCTCTCAATTTATTAATGGTGATGCTGAAAAATCTATTGAGCGAATTATAAAAAGTAATGACAAGCAAGCTGGTTTTGCCATTATGAAAATGGCTTCAAAAGACGCAACAGGGCAAGCGGCCGATGGTTTGCGTTCGGCAGCCGTTTCGCAATTAATAAAAGGAGATGTATTAAAGACGTTTGAAAATCCTAAAACCATAGCAACAATAGCGCAAATATTGCCTAAAGAACAAATATTCAAAATAAAAAAACTTGCTGAAAATAAAGAGTTAATAACACGCAACTTAAAGGCTGCGGGAATTGAATTAACTGGTGAGCAAGGTGAGTTTTTAGGAAACACTATAGCAAGGGTGGGAAGTGCTGGATTGGCGGGCAAAGCTGGAATTACTAGTTTATCTGGAAAAGCTGCGGTGACTAATTTATCAAGTAAAACATGGCAGCGTATCGTTAATAAAAACAAACAAGCATCAAATAAAATAATTGAAGATGCTATATTTGGTGACAATGAATTGTTGAAATCGTTACTTGAAAGAAAAATCACTCCCGATGGTAGTAAAGTTATAAAAGGTTGGATTTTTGCAAATGCACCACAAGGTGAAGATAATAATCAACCCGCCTTTGACACTCCAAACAATCCTGATGGCGTTTCACCACAGCAAGAGCCATTAACGCTTAATATAACTCCGCAATCATATAATACGCAAATGCAAGCCCCTCGTGGATTGCGCAACAATAACCCTGCTAACTTAAAAGGTAATGATTTATGGCTTGGTAAAACTGGGGTTGATGAGGGCGGGTTTATTCAATTCAAAACCCCACAAGCTGGATTGCGTGCAATGGCAATAAATCTAGCTAATCAAGAAAAAAAACATGGCATAAACACAGTTTCTGGTTTAATATCAAAATATGCGCCTAATAGTGAAAATGACACTGTTTCGTATATTGAAAAAGTAGCTAATGATTTAGGTGTTAAGCCTAATCAAAAGATAAAATTAACAGATAAAAAAACCATGCTAAAGTTAATGAAAACCATGATTACAGTTGAGAACGGCAATCAACCATATTCTAATCAAGAATTATTGCAAGCAATTAATGCGGGTATAAGCAAATGACAGTTGATATTGCTATTAATCATATCATAAACAAAGCAATTAACGGCGTTATCGGAGGCTCGGGAGGAGAGCAATTTATGGCAAGTTTTAAGTCTACTATTGAAGTATCAGCGGAAAATTATACTATTATCAGCTCTAATAAAAACACGTTAATTAATGTAACGTCAACACGAGTGCAAACAGTGACAATTCCTAATGGGTTGCCTTTGCGTGACGGAGACGTTATAGGAGTTGCGTATAGTAATCGCTTATGTGAGATTGTTGCGGGTGCTGGCGTTACCATTAACACAGTAATTGATGGCGTGGCAATAAGTCAAGTAGGCGCAAGGCGGTTTTACCCTATTGATGGCGGTGTTGCTTTAATTATCGCAAAAGGCAATAATGTATATCAACTTGAACAAGTGCGTCGTAGACCAACCACAGTTCGTGAAGCTGCTGATATGGCACTTGTTATTGATGGTGCGGTAGTAAATAACTGGACTGAAACTGCTGCGGGTAATGGTATTGTTGCTTCTTATCGTGATAGGGAAGCAAATAATAATGCTAATTTGCAACCAGTGCTTTCACGCTCAGCGAGTGGGACTGATATTTTATGGAATAGAACTAATGGCACATTCCAATTTCAAGCAGGGCGCACCTTGGTTGCATCTGGTGCTACATTGGCTATGTTGCAAAAAGCCGTATCAGCGGGACAAGATTATACTATTATAACCATGGGCGAACATAATATAGAAGCGGACGCAACTAACGGGGCTGCAATATGTCATTCGCATCTTGCTACTAATGATAGATTTATCATGCGCCAACAATCGCAACAAATTAGAGTTGGCAATTTTAACGGGACTGCCTATGCTAATCTTGCAGTATTTAATTTACCTGCTTATAATGCAACACATAATTTGCGTAGATGTTTAATTTCTTATACCAATATTGCAGCAAGCCCTTCAAGCAGAGAATTACGCTTTAATGGTGGCGTGGTAACGGCAGCTGGCACAAATCCAGCTGGTCCTTCAACCACTGCTGGCTTTGCGATTGGTGGCGAAACAAATGGCACACGCTTATTCACTGGCACAATGTTATTTTTTGGAATATCCAAATACGCTCTTAATGAAGCGGAGATTATTGCGGTTAATGCTGCGATTGCAGACATTGAATATGTATTTGGCGTTGGGCAATCTAATGAAGCCAATAAACATTCAACCACTTCACCATATTTCAGAGATGGCGCAAGGGGCTTGATGGATTATCGCAATGCGCAGAATAGGCGCAATGTTACTCATTATGTTAATACTGCGGTAAGTGGTTCTTCATTATCACGTCAAGCTAATGATGCGTTAGGATATGTTGCTAATAATTCTTGGGTTGATGACCGCACCGCAACGTTCGTTGATGATGTATTATTAACCAACGCAATTAGCACCATCACAACCACTTGGGGACTTAGCAAATATGAGAAGTTTAGCGTAAGTATTGGCAATTTAGAAAATGAATTATTCTGGTATGCTGCAACCCTTGATGCTGGATTGCGTGCTAAAATTAAGGCTGCATATAGTTATTTGCTAGATAGATTGCAAGCGGAATTTCCCAATGCAATATTCTACACCAGCGAAATAACTCGCCGTAATAATAATACGGGCTTGTCATTCCAATTTATTCGTGAAACTTTATATGAAATACGGGCTGATAATGCCAGTCGCTTAAATTATGGAGCTGATTTTTTCCTAGATAGATTACTTACTAAAGACCCGACACATTATGACCCAGCTGCTTATTTTAACCAAATGCAACGCATGGGCGCAAGAATGTTTGATAGTATTTTAGCACCTCGCATTACGGGCGCAACGCTTTCGGGAAATAGCTTATCAGTAACAATAGATGACCCGCAAGGTATTGGATTTACTGCAACTGCTCCCAATATGCGTATTGCCACTAATTTACTTGCTAATGCAAGAGAATATGACCTTTGGACGCAAGGCACTGGTGGCTCTACAACTGTTACGCCAAACACTCGCACAGATGTTCAAGGGGTTGCAATAGCTGATACAGTGGCAAAAACTACCGCTGCTGCAACTGGATTGTCTGGTGGAATAAATCAAACTTTTACTGGCACAGCTGCTGATTATAATTTTAGTGTGTTTGTTGAAGCAAATAGCGTCACAAACGTAACCATTGGATTATCAGCAGATAGTGGCGTGACATACCGAGGCAGGGTTGAGTTTAGCTTAACTGGTAATGGAACTCAAGTCAACCGAGGCTCAACTAATTTGGTTGGAACTCCTGTAATTGAGAAATTACCCCTTGCTTCAGATGGCACGCAAGTTTGGCGAGTATCTTTTGTAGCAACATTAACGGCTGCAACTTACGCTGCATTTATTTATCCTGATGTGGCGGGCGGAGTAACGGCTGGTAGCATATATGTGGGAGGCGCGCAGGTTAGTTTAGGGGGAGATTTAAGAGATTATGCACCGCAAGGTGGAAGTAGTGCTAAACAATATGTTCGGTTTTTTGATGGTGGGACGGAAGTTTTAACCACCAATACAGTCATCACGCCCACAGGAATAACTTATACTTTGGCAAGCACTCCTGCAAGTGGTAGCGTAATGGACGTTGACGCACCTTTTGGTTCATTCCAAGATGGGCAACGACACACTATTCCTGTAAGCCTTGCTTCTGGATTAAACCTGCAACCAACCGCAATACGTTTTGTTGCACCATAATATTTAGGAGTATATTTTATGACAGAATTAAACATTTATTATGTAAGAGATGAATTGGCAAGAATTGCATTGCCTGATGATTTCGGATTGTTTTATATTCAACCAACGCAAGGGCAGATTGAAGCGGGGCAGGAAAATCCTATATTTACTGATGTGTTAATCACTAGTGATGGGGTAAAGATTAGCCAGTTATTGGTTATTGCTGAAAATGAAACAATAGCACGTTCTTTATTCAATGATAAATATGTGAATAAAGTTGAAGGATTAGCATTAAGTGAGCAACAATTTAATGGTAAAGTATTTATTGGATTGCATCAATGATAGCCTTTATAATATACCTCATTGTTGCTATTGTTATTGGGTGCTTTTTAGGGCGTAAGCTAAGAAAAATATTTATTCCTGATAAGTTCAAAGCTGATTGGTATGGGTTTTCAACTAACCAACTTGCGCATTTTACTATAGGTGCTTTTTTAGTTTTATTGCAAATGAATATTCACTTATGGATAACAGGAGAATTTTTTGATAGATTATGCGCTTTTATAGTTATATTGGTTGGTTATACGTGCTTTGAATATTGCCAAAAGGGTAAAACTAGTGATATAATAGAAGATATTCTTTTTCTGGTATTTTTCGGCGCAGGTAGCATGTTATATGTGTTTAAGTGGTTTTATGGTAGTTATGTTTGTGGGTATAGCAATGAGTTCTTGCCAATCTTCTATGCGATGGCACTTGTATTGATTTATGGTATTTTTAGAAGAGTGAAATATGCCAAATCCATCGCCAATATCTAGTGGTTGGGCTAGTTTTATTTTTACTATTCTTTGTGCTGGGGTTGTTACATATGGCGTTTTTATTACTGTCCAAAATAAAGTTATAGAACTTGAAAAGCGAGTTGCAATAAATGAATTGGATATAAAAGAAGTAAAAACAGGACTTAACGTAATTATAAGATTAGAAGTTGTAGTTGAGGGATTAACAAAAGCGGTTGAAGATTTGGAAGATGAAATAAAGCAATCAAACCAAAAAAAACAAGGTAATTAAATATGGGTGAATTAGCGTTAATATGCTTTATTTTTATTATATGGTGCGTTGCTTGTGGCTTTAGCTGGTTAATAGAAAATATAGCACAGTTTATTATTGATAAAATAAAAGAGGGGCGGTTGTGAAAACTTCAGAATATGGCAAATTATCCATTAGAAAAGATGAGGATTTTAGAAGTGTTGCTTATCAAATTAAACAAGGGCAGTTTATAGATAAATGGACTTATGGTTATGGCAGCACTACCAAGTTTGATGGTTCACCAGTGCAAAAAGGTGACACAATTACTGTAGAAGATGCAATTATATTATTTGAGCGTGATATTGCTAGGTTTGAATTAGCCGTCAATCGTTTGGTGCAAGTGGAATTAACGCAAAACCAATTTGATGCGCTGGTTAGTTTTGTTTATAACCTTGGTGCTGGTGCGTTGGAAAAATCAACTTTGCTTAAAAAGTTAAATGCTAAAAATTATAATGGTGCTGCAAAAGAGTTCACTAAATGGAATAAGGTTACGGACGCTAAAGGTAAAAAGGTTTCATTAGCAGGATTGACTGCAAGGCGGGAGAGAGAAAAATCATTGTTTTTGCGAGACTTTCAAGCAGTTCAAGGTTTTGTAATGCAAAATCAATTATTGCAACCAGATTCAAATAATATTCCAATACCAAATCATACGTTGCCAGTGCCAACGGCGCATCAAGAATTAGGCAAGCCGTTGCCTCCATCTCAAGTTAATCAGGGGGCAGTTGCTGGTGCGGGCGTAATTGCAACGGGCAGCATAGCAACTATTATAACCGACCCGCAAATCATCACCCCCGCATTATCCTTTTTACAAAACGTTGATTATCGTGTAGGATTAGCAGTATGTGCAATAATTGCACTAACTGGTTTAGGTTATTGGTTGTGGAGGAGGAAATAATGAATGCAAGCACGTTAGAATTAATTCTAAAAGTATGTGAATTAGCGGATAAACTGCCCGAAGAATTAAGAAAACAATTTTATAAAGATAAAATTACTCCTATATTGGATATTATAATAACTGATACTTTAGCAGATATGAACAGGGGGCGGAAGTGAAGTGCGAAATACTCCCATTTGAAGGCGTTACAGATTTACCAATAGAAGTTAGCAATGTTTCAAATGATATTCCAGATAACTTGCAATCATTAATATGGTTTGGAGTTAATGAAGATGGCGATTTTATTGGTGGAAGCAGCGTTAGTGTTGCTGATAGCATAGTTTTGTTAGAAAGAGCAAAAAACAAATTAATGAGGCAATACGATGATTAATAAAAAAACAAAACTTATAAAGTGTAACAATTCTAAAAATCATGTTTTTGAAAGGGGCGTTATTTTTGAAAAGCTGGTTGATAAAAAAGTTACGCAAGATATTATGCGCAATATAGATATTTATAAAAGGTTGGCAGATAAATGATTGAAGGATACTATAAACATAAACGTGAAACAGAGCCGTATTCACCAAAGGAACCTTTAAGAATATTTGTGGATAAGCCATCTATTTTTAACTATATGCTGAAATATTATGTTTTGGCAACTGGCAAGGAATATAAAATGTCTAATGCCGAATTAAAATTAGATTGGATAAAAGTTACATGATTAACCTATTCAACCTCAAGAACGAAATACTAGGCTGGATTGCAGCATTAAGCGCAATCATGCTTACGATATTCACCGCCTTCATGCGTGGTAAATCGCAAGGCAAGCAACAAGCGGAGGCAAAGCAGAATGAACAACAGTTGGAAGCAATTATCACAGTGCAGAAACGCATTCATGAAGCTGGTTATGTTAGTAATGATGATGTGCGTGATAGCTTGCGAAAAAACGAGTTCTAACATTTATGTGTCATCGTGCCTGCCATTAGTTAAATATACACAAAAGCAACAGAACGATGTTGCGGACGCAATGGACGCACAACCCAACGCTGCGTGGGTGCAAATGATTAATGATTATGGTAAATTACGCAAGCAAGCAAGGGCTGCATGTGGTGAAGATATTTAGATGGTTACGTTTTGTAACCGACTGATTATCGGTTTGCCGACGTCCGCAAAGTGATAAATGGTCAGAGTGGTAGGATTTGAACCTACAACGCTAGCTTCCAAAGCCAGAAGATTAACCAGATTTTCCCACACTCTGATGGTGGCGGTAGTTGGATTTGCACCAACGACCTTTTGGTTATGAGCCAAACGAGCTACTGCTGCTCTATACCGCTAAAAATTGTGATTAACTCATCTAGCTCATTAATCACGGTCAGGGACGCACGCTAGAATGGATTGCAATTAGCCTTGTAGAAAATCATTATAGCTAAAATATTTTATTATGCAACAAAAAAACCCCCACAATCGCAAATAACGAAAGCGGGGGAGTAACACTTGACGCTAACCGACCGCAAAAAACAATCTAAAATTAGCGTAATTCAGGATATAGGCACATTTGCAACTGTGTTATTCCTATAGAGCCTATTAGCGATTGCGTTCCTAGTTTATATAAATATAAAACTTGCACAGTATAACTGCCGTTTCAGTTCTCAATCTTTTTCAAGGAGCGATTGCGTTCCTAGTTTATATAAATATAAAACTTGCACAGTATAACTGCCGTTTCAGTTCTCAATCTTTTTCAAGTGTATTATAAACCATTTTGGCGGGGTTGACAATATGGTTTTTGGTTGCTTTTATATTTATCAATATTTGTCAGATGCGGTTTGAACTCCAAAACCCAAACATAGGGGTTTGAAAGCCATGAGCCTGCACCATTGATAGAGTTCCATAAATCTCTATACCAAGTTATAGGGTTTGCGCCGTGTTGTATATTTGGGAATGGGCAGCCTTCCGCCATACAATCACCACGTGTAATATCCTGCAACCGCTCCACCTTAATATCAGTGATTTCCAGTGTAATTCGTGATGCGCTACGAGGCATAAATATTGATGGCTTCCATGGCAATTTTTTACAGAGCAACTCATTTTTCAAAATAAAATCATTTTCTGCATTATCAGCTTTATAGGTTGTTGAAAATCGGGCATCTTGACAAAATGTTTCCCGCACCCACAATAAATCACCAATTTTGCCATAGGGGCATATCTCGCTTTTTTTAATTCGCCTTGTTTGAGTTTTCTGCCCCACAAGCAACGCCTGAACCATTGGGGTTGAAAACAATATTGGTTTATCTTTCATAATCTTACCCATCTGTAAAGCGATAGCCAAACGTCTTGAAAATCATTTTTATCCCATTTAGTGGATTTGTCTTGTATCCAATCATTAGCATTGCCACATAGATAATCAGCGCACATTATGCAGCACCATAATAGCCACAAAGGCAATATAATTATCGCTATTATTATTCTAAGAAATTTTTTCATTGGTTGCCTTTTCTGTTGTAATTTGAGGCTTTAATACATTCCAAAGCTCAATTAATGATGTCTTGACATTACTTGCTGCAACGGAAATATAACTATTGGGATTAGCTTTTAATTCTAAAATTTGCAACTTATCCCAAGGCGTTTTTTCAATCCGAAATTTACCTTCTTTGTCTGAAACAAAAACCATTGCAACATTATGTTCTTCATGCACTGTTAATCGCATATGCACGAAGCAATCTTCAATTAATATTGGGTATGGATACAATAAAGCTGGCGTTTCTTTGTTTTTTGATTGAATGGTATCAATCCATATTTTTACATCATTTGCAACTTTCATAAAAGCAGTCACTTCTGCAACTCCTACACTAAATCCTTTACTCATCTTTTCTCTCCATCTAAATGCTCCTTCATTGCCTCAATCGCTAATTCTGCGGTGGGTGGTTTATGTTATTAGTCATCGCTCTCTCCAGTTATTTTTTCTTCTTTTTCCTTAAAAATACCCTCTGAAACTTCAACAAAATATTCACCCATTTTCATGGCGTGTTCGCAAAGGTTACTAAACTTTGTGTTGTTAATTGCATTAAATGCAACATTACTCATTTGCGCTGCTAAAAACACAGAAGCATAATGCTCAACTTTTTTATGGCGTTCCATCATAAAAGTTAAAATAATTTCATCTATTTCGTTCATCACTCTCTCCATCTAAATGCTCCTTCATTGCCTCAATAGCTAATTCTGCTGTGGGTGCATAGGTTTTAGTTATATCACCAGCCACGTTGTTGCTTGCGGTAAATTCGCCTTTCTTAATCTCGCTGACGATTATTAAGGCGTTATTGTGTTTTATTGGCATGTTATTCTCCCTTATTCGTAAAATTATGCACTTCTATAATTAGCTTAACTTTCTTGCCATCATCTTTATATTGAGAAAAATAATGCAATGCTTCTCTGGTAGCTTGGATTTTACCCCCGCTCCCTTGCACTTCCACAATTCCATCAATGATGATTTTATATTCTACTGTATCTTCCATATTATTCCTCTCTCCGTTCGTGATATTCGCCTCTAAGGGCTTTGTCTGCATTACTTGACAAAATGATTGCAATGCGCTATCATAAGATAACTCCTAAATGCGCTATCATAAGATAACGCTTAGTTGCGCGCCCTAGTTGTTCTATAGCCTAAGAAACTAATAACAACAACAACTAGGGCTTTGTCTGCATTAGATGACGATAAAGCATCGCCATACAATCTAATATTCCTTAAAGCCTTTTCATAAGCAATAACATCACGCTTATAGCCATGCAGAATATTATAAACTGGGCGGGTAATGTCGTCTTGGATTGGTTGCTTCCTCAATAATTTTTAATTTTTCAAACGCATCATTAAATGTTTTGCATGGATTATCTGCGCCTCCAAAATTTGTTATTTGCGTTATACTTCCTGCGCAATCAACATCAACCAGCGTAACAAACCCGCCGTTGCAGTGGGTTAAAGTTACCGAGCCTATTAAATTATGCTGACTGCACCATATTAAAAAGCGGTTAAACTCTTCTTGGGTTATTAAGTTATTCATAAATCAATCCTTTAATGTTAGTCATTTTTTACCGCCCAAATATTGCAATAATTGATTTAAGGCTTGTTGTTTTTCTTGTTCTTTTCGCTGCTTAACAACATCTAAAGTTAAACTTTTTAATCTTTTCTTGGTATTTTCAAAAGGACATAAATCTTCAACTTTTGGATTATAGGGAAACCCAAAGGAATATGGATAATTCCAAGTCCACACCTGAATACCAGAAGGGTAAAACACGCAACTACAATCACCTTGCATTATAAGTTTTTCATTGTCAATTAACCAATTTAATTTTTTATCCCATTCTTTTTGCAACACATTTTTTAATGCAATTTCCTTAATCTTTTTCTTAAAAAACATATTATCCTCTCTCATGTGTATGTGTTAATTTCGGTTGCACTATTATTTCACCAATGTGTGAATTATCAACCACATGATTGGTTGGTTTCTCATGCACCCGAATAGCAACTGCTACCAGCGTGACAACTGCTACTGTTCCTAGGGCTTGTGCGGTGAGGTTCATTCGTTGGTTTCCTCAAACAAATGAATATAAACATTATTTTTCTTGACGCTTATTTTCTCTAAATAAAGACCTGTGGTTGCATTTATTGCTTTACATACTTCATCATGCAAACCACAATAAGCAGAAAGTGCATCAACTATTGTTTTTGCTAACACTGGTTTTGATACTATGCCAATATCTATAATAAACTTCTGTTTCATATCACCACCACCCTTTATGTTTTTGTTCAAAACTATCGCAGTTTTCTTTATGCTCTGGATTAAAATATGTTCTATCTTCGTTGCTTGAATAGGTAAATCTTTTGCAATCCCCTTTTTTATTGCAAACAATATTGCAGCAATTATATAGGTTAGGTGCAGGCATTGGCTTAATCATCACTCACCCTCCAATTTCGCAATAGCTGCGGTTAGTGCTTTTTTAGAATAAGACAAATACAAATCTTGTTCTCTTTGATGTAAATCATCAAATTGAGTAATACTATCTTTTAATTTAGCATTATAAATAGCTGCTAATTTAGCACGCTCAGTATATATTTTATTTTTAATAGTTTGAACTATTTCAACAGCACCTGCTTCCACCACCTCATCGCTCAACAACTTAGCTTTAATTACTCTAATAAACTCTTTTTCAAGCGTTTCTAGGTTTAATTGAGCATCAATATTCAACAAGCCACTTTCTTCATTAATTGCAAAATAATCATGCCCATCACTTGCATTTTGCAACGCTTGTATAATCTCTTTTTTTAACTCGCTCATATTATTCACTCCCCAATTCCGTTGCTAAATATTCTTCAAAAACAACCCGCATTTCTAGCAACTGCTGGTCTAGCAATTCGCAAAAACCAAGCGTTACATTTGCGCTATCAATAGCGTTTTCGCATTCGTTAGTCATACAACCACCTCCATCAAATCAGTCCACCTATAACTAAATTGCTCTGCAACGTAATATTCGTGCGTATTTTCTTGATTGCAGCCTAAAGCCTCAAGCATTGGGTATTTTATGCACTCAGAAATATGCTCTGCTAATTCCCCCCTGTAACGCTCATCTTCTGCGTGGTCAATTCCACGCTGTTTTAATAAAACTATTCCTTGTTTGAAAAACTCAACGCAAGTATCGTTAAGGTTATCTAATTCCGCATATAACGGGTCATCTTGGTAATCCATGTTATTCTCCATTGATTGTTTGATGTTTAATATTTTTACATTGAGTAACTTTCCCAACCAAATGACATTTTTTTGACTGCCATGATGTTGATTTTTTACTGTAATAAACCCTTTCATTTCTATCCCTACAATGGTCATGAACCCATAGTTCAACGCCATTGTTTAAAGATACCAACTTATCTTTTTTACATTCTGGCGTTTGATATTTAATTTCATGATATTCAGCTTTACCCAAAGTAATTGCAATTACCGCAACCACAAATATTATTATAAACATTATCAAGCCCCAATCTTCAAAAAAACTCCGCATATCACTCTCCTCCATAAATATCTGGTTGCGGTAATCCGTAATAACTAACCACATCATCACCTGCTATTAATCTGTTAGTGTGGTTAATATTTGGCACTGCAAAAGTTGCAAATAGCACAGCCGTTAGTGCAAACATTAAAATTAGTTGGTTACTTAAACTAGTCATTGGTTTTCTCCACTATGGTTTTAATATCGTATAATGCGTTATCCATTTTTGCAGAAATATAACCTAAGCAAAGATGCGGATTTTCTGCTAGATTTATTTTATTAACCGAACTTTGTATAGCATTCCCTGCCACTTCCAACGCCTTTACTAATTTATCTATGGTTGCCCTACTATTATCAACCATAGATAAATTGATTAAGTTTTCTATTGCATCAATCATCTCAATTCTCAAACGGGGTGTTACCCCGAATGCCCCATGTTGGTTAAACCAGCCGTTGCTGATAAGGTGATAATATATGCAATTAATATTAATGTCAACATTTATTTTTGTTTTTTTTTGCGCTTATTTTTTTGTTTTTTTATTTGACATTTATACGCATATTATATAATGTCTTTTTATGGACATATCTAAAAAACTAAACGCTTACATTGAAACAAACAATCTAACCGCAACTAAGCTGGCTGCATCGCTAAATGTTGCAGAAACAACTGTGCGCAACTGGCTTCATGGTGCGCCATTTGTTCGGCTAGATACTGCTGAATTATTAATTAAAAACTCTAATGGTTATTTTTCTTTGGAAGATTTTTTTGACAAAGTTATTTTAGCAATAGCAACGCATGAGGCTGAAAAAGAATATTGGGAATATAAAGGAGATAAAAATGAGATTAAGTGAATTAATAGAAGATAGTATAAGACAATTTATAAGCGATAATTATAGTCGCAGTGAGGTTGGGCTTATTTCGCATGAAATAAAAGAAATATCAGAGCAAGTGGCTATTGATTTAACAAATAATGGACTTGTGGTTATAGGAGTAGATAATGGATAGGCAGGAAGCGATTAAAATATTAACGGAATATAAGAAGTGGGAGTTGGATTGTAATCATTGTAAATCTGATTTACATACTGCTATTCATTATTCATTAAATGAAGTGGCTGAAGCCATAGACACGCTGATTGCGCCCATACCCATCACCGATGAGATGGTGGAACGGGCTATTAATGAGCATTTGAAGCACACGTCACTTATTTATCCAAAAGATAAATTCGGAGCAATGAAAGCAGCACTAACCGCAGCACTGGGGGGCGATGATGCAACTAACTGACATAGAAAAAGCTATTGTGCGCAAGCACATTGAATATGCTGGAATGAAAGAAGATGCAAGGCGTAATCGCATTGCTATTGAGATGCAAGAGGCTAAGCATAGAATTGATACAATAATTAAAAACGCTATAAATAGCGGGCTTTACGCAGAACAAATTGCTTTTATGAAACAAGAAAGCAAATCTTATAAGCGGAGATAACAAACAGAATACCACCAGTTAATTCCTTTCTGGTGGTTGCGTGCGACGGCGGTGGATTTGTGAGAAAGTTACCACCGCTGGCGCATTTAACTTTAACAATATGGGTGATTATGAGTGTATTTGCGGTTGTTAAATTACGATATATAGATAATATAAGCGGTTATGAGCATTGGGCGGTTTATGAGCCTAATAAACATAGAATTGATTGCCTTACCTATGATGATGCTATTGAATTATGTAAGCAGATTAATTTAGAAATTGAGAAAACATTAAATATTGGGGGATATAAATCATGACTAGACAAAGTTCCAGTGCGATAGAGCGAGTTAAGTTTCTAAAAGAAGTAAATGCTTATAAAAAATTAGGATTTACTATTTCAAAATTATGTAATATTTTTGAAATAAAACATAAAAACAAATTTGTTTTTATATGGAATGCTTTTGAAGCCATTGATAATAATATGGCACAAATTGAAATAGTTGATAATTTAACAAAAAATGAAATTGAAAAAGCCGTTTTAGCTTATTGCAGAGGCAAGGAATGGAATGAAATTATTGATGGGACAACAAAAGGGGAATTGACAACTTTATATTTTACAGAATTGCATATTTCAAAAGAACATAAAAAATGCAGAAAAAACACAATGAGATTTATAAAAGAAAATCAATTAGATTGTGCGCCAATAATTGAGCCAATACCCGAACCAGTCAAAAAAATAGAAAAAGAACTTTGGGATTTCAGTGATGATAATATTATTGAAACTAAACGCCCCGCATTAGTTCAATTTCATAGTAAGTCATCAGGATTAGGTTATGGTTGCGCTGCTAATATGTGTGCGGAGAAGTGATTTATATTAGTGTTTCTTGCGTCATACGCTCTATTGTCGCTGGTTGCTCGGTGAACATATCAGCTTGCCTGTAAGCGTCCTCAATTCTTTTGCAACCAATGTTGAAGTATTCCTCATTAAGTTCTATTCCTATGAACTTGCGCCCCTCTTTAACGCATGCAACTCCAGTGCTAAAACTTCCTGCAAATGGGTCTAATATTGTTTGGTTTTGCTCACTTAGTAATAATATCAAGCGTGACATTAATTTAATTGGTTTTGCGGTTGGGTGCGTATCAATTCCCCTTGACTTATCTACATCTGGCGTGAAACACCAAACATTAGTGATGTTGCAATTATCCTGATAGTGAGGGCGGGGTTTATCGCCTTTTATATATAAATATTCTTTTGTTTTGGGTTTGCCAATAGTTAATTTAACTCCAAAGCCTCCGTTTTGTTTTTCAGATAACGCTCTTTTTAAGCCATCAATATACTCAGGCATTGCATAAAGCAATTCAGCTTTATCGCTATATGGCATTTTAGTTTCAAAATATTTTGGCTTGCCTTTTTTATTTATCATTATGCTTTCATGACTACGTAAAATTGGTTGCATAATTGCGCCCACCCTACGTTTTACCCAACTTATATGGTCGCTATATTTGAATAATTTATTAACTTCATTTTGCCAATCAATCAAAGTTGGCATCTGCCCAAAGTAAGCAAACCAAGCATCACTAGGCAATATGTTGTAAATATTATCAAGCACTTTCGGAATATCTAACGTTTTATCCCATTCGCTTAAGTTTATTAAGTAAGGGGGATCAGTGATTACGCAATTAATTTTACCCAAAGTCGGCATCACTTCCAAGCAATCTCCTAATATTAACACGCAATCGCCTATTGTAACTTTTTTCTTATGTGTCATGATTTCATAATCTCTGGCAAAATGTTAATTGGGTGGTTGCCATAAAGCCCATAATTGCGGGTTGAGTTCACTTCTACAATGCTTGGCTTATCATCTATAAAACACAAATCTAGCACATATTCGGTTAATTCTGGCAATTCGTTCGTAAAATCTTTGCATATTTGTTCGGCTGCATCAATCAATCTATCATCACATTGGTAATATTTTACGCAATCTTTATTGTTTAATGGCTTTATTTTTGCTTCAATCATTGAACCACTAACAACTTTTTGATTAATCACAATAAACCTTGTTTCATCTTTAATTTCAACATAATCATAAATTAATACATCATTTGATTGATATTCTAAAAAATATCCTATTCCTTCCCAAATAGCTTCTTTATCTTGAGCATCACAATCAAATCTGAAACTTTCTTTAGATTGCGCTTGGTTTTTAATAAAAACTTTATCACTAAACTTTGATGCAGCTTTAATAACTCCAACAACTCCTTGCTCATATCCAACAATCGCATAATTACGATTTAACCATTTACGATAAGATATTGTTCTTGGTAAATCCACCTGCGAAAGATTGATGCTTTTAGCATCTGGGTATATTGCACGTTTGAAAAAATCATTTCTTTTGAAGCCATTGCCAATAAATATTGCGGGTTCATATTCGTTGATATGTTTATGCACCCGCACATCTAAACCAAGTTCATAAGCTGCTGCTATCCAATAATGACTTTCAAGCATATGCTCTAAATCATTATCATTGCGGGGCAGGTAATAAATATTTGTCATTTACTCACCTTATCCATTACGTTATATCTAAAAGTGACCTCGCTGCCGTCCATAGCGTTTAATTCATCATAAGTGAATAAGCAAGGGTCTGATAACCCATAAGGATTAAGCTCAAGCAGTCCTTTATCATAAATATCTTCGCCATAAACAATATCCATGACAATATCTTGCATTGGCAAATGTGACAAATATTGGTTTGCAAACGCAATAATTTTTTCTTTATTTGGCGCAAAATTATTAAAACCAATATTGTAAAAATATTGTGATATGGCAATTAATTTACCATCTTTTACATAGCAACGCCATTCATTTTGCGGTGGAATATAAACCCATGGCAAGATATGTAATTGTAATTGTGTGCCATTTTGCATTGCTTTGTCTAAATCATCAAATATACGCATAGAGCAACCACCTAATGCGTCTTGTATATCTTCAATACGCTTCATTGGATATATTTCACCAAGCGAATTTGAAAAATAATCTTTTGGGGAGCGAGTTGATAATTTTGCAAAAAACCAACCAGAATAAAAACCCGTTAATGCTTGTTGTATTTTATTACAAATGTCTTCAGGTAACTCAATTCCATCACCTTTAATCCATGGTTCAATTTCAAGTGGTATGCTTAAAATTGGCTTTGCAATCAGCGCATTATATAGCTCTTTTGGCATATTTTCTATTGCACATTTCATTACGTCTTTCATGTTTTTTGCTCCAATATTATATCAATCGTTCTTTTCTCACCATTACCCCAATCTATGGTTATTGGTCTAAAATATCTATCATCAACCCCTATTGCTTGCGCTATTCCATCTAATGCAGCTTTGCAAGCTGATAAGCAACCATCTAAATCACGATTGCGCTTGTCTGGTGCGTTAAATAGCAATGTTATGGCAATAGGGGCTTGAACATATCCAGTGATATGATGCGCTAATAAATACGCTTCCTGCTTATAGGCTTTGAAGTGCTTAGCTTTGCCATAATGATGCACCCTAGTAAAATTAGGGTGCAATTCTTTAGGAAACCATGAGATAGTGATTTTATTTTTCATTATTTTCCTGTAAAAATAACTCCGCATTACCACCACCGCAATAATCACAACTCCATGATATAGTTGGTTCAATTTCACTCATATCAATATCTGAAAATTGACAATCGCAACAAGCATTAGGTTCTTCAAAAGCATCAAAATAACCATCATAACTACTACCTTTAATGGTAAATGTGCTACCTGCCTTTGTTGAATATACGCCATCTTTCATATTTCTACATTGCCTTGCGTTGTTGTGTTCATGGTGGTTACTTCTTTGTTACAGGCAGGGCTTGCGCCCCGCCGTTGGTTAAATTGCCAATACGCCATATCATACCTGTTTCACGCTCCCGAATGATATAACCGCCTTCTTCTGATTTAGTTTCAGCATACCATTCTGCATCTTTCTTAATAACAAAAGATGCAATAAATGGCATTATGTCTTGACCTTGCTTGTTTTTACAAGTGCGATATAAGCTAAACATAATTTTTTATCCTTAAAACGGAATATCATCATCAAGCTCTGGCGATTGATAAGCTGGGTCGGCTTTTTTATTTGCGTAACCGCTTGCTTTTTCTTGTGTGTTTGTTTTATTGCCATCATCTCCCTTGCCATCAAGCATGGTTATATTACCGCCAAAACTTTGAAGCACAACTTCCGTAATGTATTTTTCCCCCCCGTCTTTATCAGTCCATTTGCGGGTTTTACTTGCCCCCTCAATATATAAGTGACTTCCTTTCTTAATATATTGCTTAATGACTTTAACAAGTCCTTCATTAAAAACAACTATTTTGTGCCAATCAGTAATTGATTTACGCTCGCCTGAACTTTTATCTTTCCAACTTTCAGAAGTGGCAAGCGAAAAATTAGCAATTTCACGCCCGTCTTGAGTTGTTTTAATATCTGGGTCATTACCAACACGCCCAATTAAAATAATTTTATTAACCATTTAATCCCCCTGCTTTTAATTCGTTTTCTTTAGCTTGCAACTTAGCATCAACTTCAATCAACAATTCTGATTTAATTTCTTGCAAATATTTGTAATTATTTGAAGACATGATTTTTGAAATGTGGTCAAGTTGTGCAATTCTTTCTATTCCATTCATACAAACATTATATGCTTTTTGTTCATCTTCAGAAACTGGGGTTTTAACATTAACGTTGGCTTTGTCTTTATCATATAAAGCCAAGCCTAAAGGATAACCAAAAGTCATTAAAGCACGTTTTCCCGCATCGCTTTCCGCTTCTTTTGCAGCTCCTTCATGTGCATCTGCTTCCATCTTGGCAATTCCACTGCCAAACCCAACGCCCTCACGAATAACGCCATCAACAGTAACCTTAACTTTTGAAATATATCCAATAATATGATTGCCGTTTTGATTTTTTTCTTTTGAAACACATTCAAGCAAAATTGTTTCTCTGCTCCAACCTAAATTGCCAAATATTCTATTTGCTTCCGCAATAACAAACCAGCTCTCCAAATAAGACAAATCAGCACCGCCTTTACTTCTGCTTTTTATATTTGCAGCATCAAGCGATTTCATTAATTCCTTTTCTGCATCTTTCATAATTTTTCAATCCTTTCTAAAATGTTATTTAACGCATTTCTTGCCACAATCACATCACGAGTTTGCGAGGCGTTAAATTGAGTTTCTGACACACGTTGCAAAGCAAGAGCATCTTTCCAAAGCTGCGTTATTGTTGCTTCAAGTGTTTCATTATTCATAATTTTTACACCCCCTTTATTTTTGCTTGCAATATCATTGATAACATGCTTATATTGAGAAATCAACTATAAAATGAACAGGATTGAAAATAAAATGGACATATCGCCACAATATAGATTAACGCCCGAACAAATACGAGAAGCATTAAAGGACAGAAAATTAAACGAGGTAGCTGAACGAGTGGGTTTCAGTTATTCAACAGTAAGACGCTTTGCAAATGATAAAAATTACAGTCCACCATATCATATTTGGGTAAAAATGAATGATTATCTTGCGCCTAAAATTGAGGGGTAATTATGGATAATTGGGAATTATTAGGCGATGTTGCAAAACGAATTATTGAGCAACTCCAAAGGCAACAACAAGAAAAGAAGGGGTGAAATATGAGCCATAGGCTTTTTCATGATTTTGATACACTAAGCCAACCTTGGTCATGCAATCCAAACACATTCGCATTATATCATCATTTTGTTTATAATGCGGTGCATTATGCTGATTATTATTCTGGTATTTGGCTTGAAGAAGGGCAGTTGTTTTTTGGTAGGAATGAATGGTGCAGAAAAACTGGTATTTCTGAGCAATCTTTGAGAACTTCCATCAACTCGTTAAAATCAACCAACCATATAACCATCAAATCAACCAACAAAGGAAGCATCATAACCCTTTGTAATTACAGGAAAAAGCAAGAATGGAATTACAAGCCTAACCAGCAAACTAACCAGCAGCTAACCAGCAATCAACCAGCAGCTAACCAGCAGCTAACCACAATCTATGATAAAGAATATACATCTGATACATCTGATACATCTGATACAAAAAACACAGCTAGCCAGCTAGCTTGCGCAAAAAATGAAAATCAAGATAGTGAGCATGAAAAAATAATAGATTATGCAATCAATAATGGTTTTGGTCATATTCTCGGAACTGATAGTTCGTCTATTGCAATTAGCTTGAAAAAGGGTAGCAATGCAGATGATTGGATTATTGCAATGAATGGGATATCCAATAAATTAACAGTGAAAACTTGGTATTGGTTATCTTTCAAAGCTGAAAAAAACACTTCTAACCGCCTTGCTGGACTTCCACCACCTGCAACAACAAGAAGCAACAAACATGATAACCAAACCTACCAACCATCACCACCGAAGCGCACAGTTGCAGAAAATGAAATCATTGCATCATTGGCAAGAAGGCGTGAACTGCATGGCGAAGGCACTTTGAACTTTCTTGAAAAAAAGCAACTTAGTGACTGGGAAGCAATCCATGGCAAAGCCGAATGGGAAAGAATTAACGGAATAAATTATTTGAAAGGACATGAAAATAATGAGCATAGCTGATTTTAACGAAAACGAAATACATGGAATATTTCAAAGCTCACAAATTAAACAAGCCCCGCATAGTCTTGAAATTGAGCAAATATTGCTTGGCACGATATTTTGCAATAATAACGCCCTGAATAAGATTGATGAACGATTACGCCCTGAGCATTTCTATGAACCATTGCACCAAAAAATATTCAGAGCAGTTTTGCATTTTCATGACCGAGGCAATAACGCTAACCATGTCACACTGCAACCATATTTCAGACAAAATGGCGTGAATGTTGAAAACGAATATATGGCAAAGCTAGCCATAGCAGCTGTCACAGTGATTAACGTCAAGGAATATTCAAGCGCATTGGTGGATTTGCACGCTAAACGTGAGTTAATCTCAATCGCTGAAAATCTGATAAATGAAATCCATAGCGCAAAAATTGATGTGGATAGCAACCAGTTGCTTGAACGCACTGAACAAAAATTATTTAACCTTGCCGAAACTGGTTCAACCACAAAAACCTTAACGCCATTCAAAACTATAAGCAAAGCAACGCTAGAAATGGCGGAGCGGGCGCATAAACATAAAGGCGAAGTCGTGGGAGTATCAACTAGCTTGCAATCGCTAGATGTTTTACTGGGTGGATTGCAGAACTCAGATTTAATCATACTGGCAGGTCGTCCATCAATGGGTAAAACCGCACTTGCAACCACAATCGCTTATAAAGCTGCAAAAAACTTCCAGCGTGAAGCTGGTGAAACAAAACCGCAATCAGTAGCGTTTTTCTCGCTTGAAATGTCATCTGAGCAATTATCAACTAGGATTTATGCAGCCGAAAGCGATTTGAACTCTTCCAGCATAATGCGTGGCAATTTAAGCGATAGCCAATTTGATAATTTGATGGCAACCAGCAAGCAAGTGGAAGATATGGCTTTATTAATTGATGATACGGCTGCATTGAGCATATCATCATTGCGCACAAAGGCGAGAAGGTTTAAGCGCACAAACAACATAGGCTTGATTGTGATTGATTATTTACAGCTTCTCACTACCAGTGGCAATAAGAACTTCAACCGAGTTCAAGAAGTATCTGAAATCACACAAGCGTTAAAAGCACTTGCTAAAGAGCTAAATGTTCCAGTGATTGCATTATCTCAACTTTCAAGGGCGGTGGAAGCACGAGAAGACAAGCGTCCGCAATTATCAGATTTGCGTGAAAGCGGAAGCATTGAGCAAGATGCTGACGTGGTAATGTTTGTTTATCGTGAAGAATATTATTTGGAGCGTATCAAGCCTGACCGACAAAGTCCGAAGTTTGCAGCATGGGAGGAGGAATACGATAAAGTTGTTGGCAAAGCTGAGATTATTATAGCCAAACAACGCCATGGCGCAATCGGAACTGTAAATATGGCGTTTGAGGGCGATAAAGCGAGGTTTAGGGATATGTGATGCCACCCGCTCCCATTTTGCCATAAAAACATGGTTTGCGGGCGATTAAACCCATATATAACTGGTGACAATCCGTCACCAGTTGAAGCGGTTACATTTTATAACCAGTTCACACAAAAAAAAGAGGGTAGCAACAGCACCCTCTATTAAATTAAAATATTCATAATTTTATCTACTTACCTCATTTATTAATTGTCCTATTGCATCAGTTTTCTCAATATCAGCTTCAAAGTTTGATGGAGTTAGTTTTATATCGTTATGTCTAACCTCCATATAACCTCGTTGATTTGGTATAACTAACTGCTGCGTTGTTACCATATAGCTATAACAAATGGCTATAAAAGCAACCCAACCTAAACTTGTGACTAAAAAACATTTCATAATTAAATCCTCTTTTTATGGATAACTTTCGTTAATATCTTTATTGGTAAAATCACATGCAAGCATTGCACTTAATCCAAGTCTTGCTATACTGCGGTATGTATGCCAATATGGCGTTCCATCTTCATTTTTTTTACGTTCGTTTTTTTCATTAATCCTGCAAAGATTTTTAGCAACAAAATCAACTAATTTATCCTCATATTGTATCATCGCATCAGTGCAAGTATAGGGTATATTTAATAATTCATAGTTGCGGTTACGTTCTTTCATAAAACTACCACCTCCCCTTAAAATATCGTTCCGCATCATCGCCTAATATTTGCTTATGTGCTTTGCGACAACTTTCTGTAGATGCGAAACGTGGTAATGCGCTATAAATACAATCATCATATCGTTGCACAGCTATTTCATCAATGTCCGTATCCCAACTTGCTTCAAACCAATCACCACTTACCCAATCAGCAGCGTCCCACAACGCCGTTTCATATTTCCTGCGTGTGACTTGCTCCCAGATGGCTTGTTCTTTACCTTCTTCTGTGTATGGATAGCAGTTGCCAATATCGTAGCGGTGGTTGTCATATTCTTGATTAAGGTATGTTTTTTGTTCCCAATAACCACCAGCACTTATAAAGCCGTATGTTTCACCGCATTCAGGCTTCCAGCGTTTAGTTTTAGCCTCCGCTGCAGGATTTACCGCTTCGGGTTCATTCTTGAAAATAATAATTTCACCAGTGTTTGGATTGTGAACTGTTATTTTTTGCCCTAACTCAATTCGTGGTAGGATTATGTTGACGTGCGGGGTGGTTTCTAATTTTATCGTGTTCATGATTATTCTCCATCAGTATAAATTATGGTTAAATTACTATTTCTATCAACTGGTAAATATTGCTTGCTTTTTAATTTATATATTGCTCTTGCATATATTGCTTGCCTAAAAGTTTCGCTAATATAATACAAAATGTAAGGCACGGATTTTTGTGGATATTTTGATAAATCATCATCTGTAAAACCTTCAAATGAAATCCCTAGATAAGCCGATAATTCAAGTTGTTTTGTGATTTCAAGCTCCAGTAATTCCGCTTGCTGTTTTTCTGTTAAATCTGTGTAGTTTTTCATAATATCTCCCTATTTTAATAAATCTTTAAGTTGTTTAATTTGACTTTCTAAATCGCTGATTTGCTTCCGTTTAGAGCTGCCATCAACTAATTTATCTTGTTTAGCTTTAATCTCAAGCAAGGTTTTTTTAGCTTTTGTAATAGCTACGTTTATTTCTTTCTCCGTCATTTTACCCATGTTGTTTCTCCACTAATTCCAATTCAATAACTCTAGCTTCAGGGTTTTCTAACCACCATGAATGCGGTTTATGATCTTGTGCTTCTTCTTTAATCAAGTTGATGCTATGTTCAATTAGTTCACCATTTGTAATTATTACAAATAACTTCAATGGTGATGGATTTTCTATAGGCTCATAAACACTAAATAATGGATGTTTTTTCTGATTATTATTGTGAAAAACCGCATATTTTATTTTTTCAAATATTGTTTTTGTAATTTTCATAATTTTTCTCCTGTTTAATTTTTAATAACTTCCACACAAAGCGGGCTTCAATTTCTTCATTCGTTGGGCGTGGTGGTGATTTTCTCATATCTCCCCCCGCTCAATAGCTGCGTTGATAAGAGCGTAATTACAAGCTGCCAATCTATCCCTGCTTTTGTCTTTTAGTGCATTTATAATCGTTTCTTCAGCTTTTCCTGTTGCATTCATTAAAAATAAAACAATATCAGTTTTAGCGTGCAATTTATCATGCAAAGTTTTATGTTCTGCTAATTTATTAGCAACCCATAATTGCAATGATTTATAATCTGTGATTATCATCGTGTTATGCTCCTAATCTATTAATGCACTTTTTACTTAACAATGTTTTGTATATTTTCCCTGTAAAGCAACATTGTAAATGATTTTTTCTTATTATTTTGCAAATTTTATTTTCTATTGCAAAACTTACACACATAACACCATCATAGGTTCTTATTAAATTGTTTGATGATAATCTATTTTGATAAGTTTCCATTTCTTTCTCCATGTTAGCAGTTTATGCACTTGCTTAGGTGGGTGGTTTATGCTGTTAATGGGGTAAATATTTCTTTAACTATTTCACTGTATTCTTTGCAGTTAGTTGGTTGACTTTCATTTAATTTTCTACCATTACTGCATTGCAGTCCAATCCATTTTTTAGATTTTTTATCTAATGGTATAAATTCAATTATTGCAAAACTTTCACTATATTTATTTGCCAATGATTGCGCTTGTTGTTGTTTTTCTAAATAATCCATTTTCTAATCTCCGTTTTTAGCTTCATTGCTGCCTTAAAATGAATATAACCTAAAATAGAATGTAAATCAACATTTATTTTGCATTCTAATTACATTTCTTGTGCATAACTCTGTGGATAAAATAATGCTTGCAAAATAGTGGGGATTTAATATAATTAAGATTATGGAAAAATTAACTGCGAAACAAGCTGATTTTTGCAGATTTTATGTAGTAAATAACAATGGTTTAGAAGCGGCAATAAAAGCAGGATATAAACCTAAGAATGCAAAAGTAATCGCTAGCCAAAACTTAACCAAACTTAACGTAAAACAATATCTTGATGAACTTATGTTAGAAAAGCAAGAGCGCACTAAAATTGATGCTGATTGGATTACAGAGCAATATCTTGAAAATATGAAAATGGCTAAAAAGCAAGGCGATACAAAAAGCATAAACACGGCACTTAAAAATCTTGCTGAGTTGGTGGGGGCGAATGAAGCTAAGAAGTTGGATTTGAACGTTAAACAATCATTAGCTGATATTATAGGGAATATTAATGCACAACGATGATGTTTTGCAATTATTAGCTGATAAAGAATGGCGCATGTCACATTTGTATTATATTGTGAATGCACATGGTGAAAAAGTGCTTTTTAAGCGAAATCATGAACAAGCACAACTTGCTGATGCTAGAAAAAAACATAAAAAGCACATAATATTAAAGGCTCGTCAAATTGGTTTTACCACTGATATTGTGTTAGATATGTTTGATGAAATATTAACTAATAGCAATAAACATGCTCGCATTATTACGCATGGACTTAAAGAAAGTGAAAAAATAATGCTTGGTAAGATACATTTTGCTTATGATAATTTACCACAAGAAATAAAGGATTTTTTACCAGTAATTAAGCGCAACACAGAAGAATTTGTTATCGGTCATACTAACGGAAAAAGCCCATCAAGTATAAGCGTTGGAACTAGTGGACGTTCTGGCACGTTCCAAATGTTGCATATATCTGAGTTTGGTAAAATATGCGCAAAATATCCTGAAAAGGCACGAGAGATTATTACAGGCGCGCTGCCCGCTGCTGAAAATGGACAGATATTTATTGAAAGCACTGCTGAAGGTCAAGCGGGGCGGTTTTATGAAATCACAATGCAGGCATTGAGTAATCAAAGGCAATTAAAGCCACTTAATCCGAAAGACTATCAATTTCATTTTTATGATTGGCACAGTCATAATGGTTATTCGCAAGCTGAACCTGAAAGTATATCCAATGAACAAAGTTTATATTTTGAGAAATTGCGCACTGAGCATGGAATAAATCTAACTGAGCAACAAAAATACTGGTATATTGCAACTGAAAAGCAATTACAAAACGATATGAAGCGTGAATATCCATCATATCCTGAGGAAGCGTTTGAGCAAGCGGTTGAAGGTGCGGTTTATGGCAAGCAATTTGCGGAGCTGGATAAAACACAGCGCATATTAGACATAGCGCATCATGCAACATCACCAGTCTTTACGGCTTGGGATATTGGGCGTTCAGATGACACCGCAATATGGTTTTATCAAATTAAGCATGGTGGTTGGATTGATTTTATAGATTATTATGAAATGAATAAAGCAGACCCTAATCATTATGCTGCTTTAGTGCTTAGCAAGCCATATCGTTATGGCAAGCATTATTTGCCACATGATGCAGAAAGCGAAAAAGCCGACACAATTAAAGATTATCGCTCTCAATTAATTGCTGCTGGATTAAAAGACACTTGTATGATACCAAGAACTTCATCAGTTACTTCTGATATTGCATTCGTGCGCACCCATTTTGCACAGGTGCGATTTAATAAAAATAATCCTATGGTTATGCAGGGTCTTAAACATTTGCGTAATTATCAATATAAATGGAATGACAAACATGGTGTATGGAGTGATGAACCTGCTAAAAACGGCGCACAACATGCAGCAGATGCGTTTAGGTATGCTATTGTTAGCCTGCCTAAAGATTTGCAAATGCTAACTAGTTTTGCGCCAGTTGCTTATGTTAAAAATCCTAATTATAATCCTCGGAGAAGAGTGTGAATAAACAAGTAAAAATGACCGAGCAAGATTTAAGCCTATTCTTACAAGCTGAGATTGAAAACTGTATAGGCTATAATGATAGCAATGAGATTGTGACGCAACGCAAAGAAGCATTAAAGTTTTATCGCAATGAGCCTGATGGTAGGGAGCAAGAGGGTAAATCCAAGGTGCAAGATAGCACTGTTCACGATGTTGTAGAGGCTGCATTACCTCCATTGCTTGCGCCTTTTATATCAAATGATGCAATGGTTGAGTTTGCGCCTCGTGGTGAAAATAATAATTTAGATGAGGCGAAAGAACAGACAACGCTAGTTAATCATGTGTTAATGGTTGATAATAACGGCACTGAAATATTATATCAATTCGCAAAAGATGGATTATTACAAAAAAACGGTTTTCTTTATGCTGATTGGGTAGAAAAAAAATGCACCAATATTAGAATGCAAAAACTAAATTATGCACAACTATTGGAGTTACAAAAAGATGAAAACAATGAAATCTTAAAGATTGCAGTCCAGTTGCCTGACAATTCTTTTGTTGAGCCAAAGCAGGAATTGCAACCAGAGATATTAATGCAGTCTAATTTTGAAGTGCAATACAGGCAGTCAAAAACAATAGGAATGGTTAAGATTAACAATATTCCACCTGAAAATATGCTGGTGCATGAAGAGGCAAAATATGGTGAAACTCCTAAGATTATTGGTTGGCAGGAAAAAACCACGATTAGTAATTTGCGAGCTGAGGGCGTTTCAGAGGAAAAAATAGAAGAGTTGTTGAAGTTTTGTGATGAGGATAGCGATTATAATGGCGAAACTCAGCAAAGGCAGAACTTACAAGGCAATAGGAATGACAAAGAAACATCAATCAATCCTTATGATAAATCAAGCACTATTGTTTGGCGAACAATTATATTTTGTCATGTTGATTTTGATGGTGATGGTTATGCGGAATATCGCAAAATAATTCGTGCTGGTGGAATAAGAAATAGGCAATCAATTATCATATACAATGAGGAAGTTGATATATGCCCGATTGTTACATGGACACCTTGCATTATGCCCCATGAATATTTTGGTAGGGGTTTAGGTGATATGGCTATGCCGATACAGGAAATAACAACATCATTGTTGCGTGTGATAATGGATAACGCCTATAATTTGGAAAATAAATATGCAATAAATAGTCGTGAAAATGCGCTTGCTATTGAAGGAATGCGTAATTTACATGAAAATGATGTTGTTTTATTTGATGACATTAATAACATGCGGTTGCTTAATGAAGTCAAGCCAAACCCTGCTGAGTTAATAAACCTCATGGAAATAGCGGAACGCATGAGGGAGAAAAGAACTGGAATTACAAGACAAATGCAAGCGATTGACCCTGATGTGCTTAATGATAAAACCGCAACTGAGGCAACCATACAAAGCAATGCTTCGGCACAGAGGCAGGAATTACAAATAAGACTATTTGCGCTTGGCGTTAAGGATTTATGCGTTGTTATTCAAAAGTTATTGATTAAAAACCAAACAGAGCCTCGTTGGTTACGCATCACTCAATCGGAAGAGCCAATTTCAATAAATCCTGCTTATTGGGATAGCGAAATGGACGTTAATGTTAAGGTTGGTTTGGGAACTGGAACAAAACAACAGCAGATGCAAAGTTTAATGACAATTAACGAATTGCAATTAAATGATTTGCAAATGCAGCAAGGCAATGTTACGCCTGAAAATCGCTTGAATTTCTATGAGCAATTAGTTGCATTAACTGGCTTAGGTAACTCAAGTATTTATTTCGGCTCTGGCAACAAAGATGATGCGCAACAGAAAGTAATTCAAGATGCGCAGGCGAAAGCTTTTGAGGAAGGCAGACAGGCAGGGGCGCAAGAGGCAGCGCAACAATTACAAGCTGAGGATAAGCAACGTCAAGCGCAAAAAGACCAGTCTGATGTGGCACTTAAGCAAATGGATATGCAACAACGCCGTCAAGAGCATAACGACAAAATGCAGCTTGAATTTGCAAAGGAAGGTAATAAAGCTAAATTTGAGCAATCCAAAATTGACATTGAAGCACTAAAATTCTTAAAGGAGGGCAGTAATAATGATAATGGAATACGAGAAAATTAAGCATTTCCTTAATAGGAAAGCCAAATTAGAAAAAACAATTAAGTTTTTTGAAAGCCATGAAATTAAAACAATGTTTGATGCCATAGAGGCTGATATTTGCAGTAAAATAAAAAAAACATCTAGTGATAATGAGGCTTTAAAAATATCATTATCTAATGAATTGCGTGCAGTTGATATGGTGCATAGCAAGTTAAACACAATGTTTAATGAATTAAACACAATCAATAACCAATTAAAAAAAGAAGGTGAATTATGAATGATATGTTTTTAGATGATACAGATTTAGGTGGAATGATTGAATCAGTTGATGCGGTTAGCAGTGAGCCTGAAATAACAGTTGACAAGCCCGAAGAAATAAGCAATAATGAACCAAGCGAACCGCCTGAGCATCAAGAGGATAACGCTAATATAGATGAAACGGAACAATCTGTTGAGCAGAACTCCGAAGTCGCAAAAACTACCGATGCACCGCCACAAGCTGAAGAGCGTTATATTGAGATTGAAACTCCTGAGGGGGTTGTTAAAGTAAATGAGCAAGAATTAAAGCAAAGCTATTTTAGACAATCTGATTATACTAGAAAAACGCAAGAATTAGCTCAAGCTCGTATGCAGCAAGAGGGTGATTTTTTAGCTCAAACAACGGCAATTATTGAAAAATATTCTCCATTAACGCAATTAGAGGCAAATCGCAATCATATATTAGCTCAAGCAAAAGAAGCATACGAAATTGGTGATAATGAAACGCTAACCGCACGCCGATTAGATTTGAGGGACATAGATGATGCTATTAATTCAACTAAGCAAGAAATAGACACGTTGCTTAAAGCGAAACAATGGCACGATGAGCAAATAAGTGCGCAACAATTATCCGCTGAGCGTGAAAAACTATTAAATGCTATTCCAGAATTAAAAAACCCTGAAAAGCAAAAAGAGTTCCAAACGTTAACATATGAAGCATTATCTAAGGTTGGCTATTCTCCCGATGATATGGCAAATATGACTAAGAAAGTGGACGCTAGGCAAGCGCAACTTGCTTATTATGCTGGGAAGTATTTTGAAATGCAAAATAAAGCTCCTGAGGTAGCTAAAAACATTCAAGACAAAATCGTTAGCGTAAAACCTAGCGCAACAAAAACTAACAACAAACAAAGTGAAATCCAATCTTTACAACGAGATGCTGCTAATGGTGATGATTATGCTATTGGTAGATTGATGGAATTACAACAACAATAATGGAGAATTAAACATGGCTGCTGAAACCAATAGTATTGAAACATACGACCGAGTTAATAACAAAGAAAGCGTAACTGAAAAGTTAAAGCTATTTGAACGTGAAGAAACCCCTGTTTATGGTAGTGCAAAAAAAGTTGCAGCAAGAAATCTTTATGAAGAATGGCTGGAAGATAGTATGAATGCAGTGCCTTCAAATACTGCTATTTTACAAGGTGATGAAATTGGTGCTGCAGAAGCGCAAACATTACCTTCACGCCGTGGCAATCATACGCAGATTTATAAAAAAACTTATTCAGTGTCACGTTCGGCGCAGCAAGTTGCGCCTTATGGGTACGACAACGAGTTAGTGCGCTTACGTGGGAAAGAAGTTAAAAACATGAGACGAGCCATTGAGCAATCTTTGGTTGGTAATTCTGCATCTCAAGCATCTGCTGGGGGAACTGGTGGTTTAATGGCTGGATTAGAAAGTATTATTAGCACTAATGCTTCTCGTGGTGCTGGTGGTGCTGGAACTGGTTGGAATAGCGGAACTAAATTATTCGCTGCACCAACAGACGGAACTCAACGTGTTTTAGATGAAACAACTGTTTTTAACGATGTGATTAAACTTGCTTATGACAATGGCTATCCTATTAAAAATGGACGTATGATTATGGGTAATTCTGCTGTCGTTGATAGGATTTCTAAAACTTTCACTGGTAATCAGTCACGTCAAACAGAAGATAAAAACAAAGTCAATAATTATATTGACATGATACAATCAACTATGGGCGATACGTTTATTGTTAAGCGTAATCCTCGTGTGCGTCAAAGAACATTGTTGATTGTGGATATGTCTGAAATTGAATTGCGCACAGTGCAGGATATTAAATATAAAACCTTACCTATGACGCATGATGCGGAACGTGAAACCTTAATTGCTGAGTTGACGATGATTTGCCGTGAAAAAGCACAAATCGTTATTGCAGATTTAACAACTTAATTATCATGATGGGGGGATTTCTCCCCCCTTTTTTACAGAGGGTTTTATGTCAATAATTGAAAGAACAAATAGTAACACAATAGATTATAAAGATGGCGCAACTTCGCTTTTCAAAATCACATCACGCAGCGGTGGCTTTACTGACCCGCAGGATTATTCGCAATATTATGATGATTTTTTAGGGGATGGCTTGCATGGTTATTATAGCGGTGCAAAAGGTTCTGATGCTCAAGCTGTTGCGCCAACTGTTGCAACTACAGGAGCATTTAGAGCTAGGGGGCATATGTTAATGACTTGTGGTGACACAACAGTTGTTGCCGAAAGCTTATCATCATTAACTAAAGGGTTAAATTACAATCCTTCGCATGGCACAATTTACATGAAAACGGCAATCGTGTTAGATGCAATCACAAACGTTTCTGTTAATGTTGGTTTTTCTGACACATTAGCAACCACTACACTTGAAGAGCCTTTCAGCATATCAGGAACTACTATAACCAGTAACGCAACTGATGCAGTATGTTTTGTGTTTGATACGGCGCAAACAAATGATTTCTTTCATACTCAAGGCGTGAAGGCTGATGTGGATACTGCAATTTTCAACACTGGAATTGCACCAGTGGCAAACACAACTATAATTTTAGAAATTGAGATTGATACATCTGGTAACGCTAAGTTCTGGATTAATAATGCGTTGGTTCGCACTGTTGCAAATGCAGTGACTGCCACGGCTTTATTAACTCCAATTATTACTATAATGGCTCGCACAACAGCGGTTCGCACATTATACGCTGATTATATCTTTATCACACAAAAACGCACATAAGGAAGTATTAACATGACAAAAAAAACATCAAACTTAATTAAAGCAAATAATGATGGTGTGGTTTTAGGATTAAAAAACGCAGGTGCTTTATATTCTGAAACCGCTGCTTTAAGTGCAACAATTAACCCGCCTAGATGGCGTCCATTTAAAGCTGATTTTAGCAATGCAAATGTGTTTGAGCAATTAAACGCTTTAAGTGGCGCATCTAATTCGGGGCAGAACACATTTATTAATATTGATTTTTCAGGGTCTAATTTTACTAATGCTGATTTTACTTATTTTGCAAATGAACAGGCAAGAAATTCTGGTATTTTAAGTGGCTTAATAATGCAGGGTTGCAAATTTCATGATTGTGCATTTGATAATGCAATTATGGCTTACACTGATGTGCGTTGGAGTGATTTTACTGGTGCAACAGGCTTGGAAACTGTCGTAATTGCTGAATATATAGATGGCAATGCTAAATCTGGGTCTGTTGCTTATAGATTTGGTTGTGTGGGGCTATAATCTATGCTTATAGACAAAACGATTAGCGAAAGTGGCTTGGTTCGGGAGTATTATCAAGAAGGTGATACGATTGTTGCAGCAGTTTTGCGCAACCGCCCTAATGAGCAAAAGCACATGAAGTTATGTGCTGAATTGAAAAATTCATTTGATATTCACGCCATGAAAAATCAAACTTTCACTATCGCTAGAATACCAGAGGATATTTGGATTAAAATATTAAATGACGCTGGTATTGTTGAGCCATTTAGTGAGGAAGCAATAAATTATGTGCAAGGCGTTATATTAACCAACGATGATTACGCTGCATTTAGAACTGCCCCTGAGAAAGTAATTAGCCATCAAACAAAATGGGTTTAACATGAGAGAAGCCACACAAATAAGCAGTGAAACTGCAACTATAGCAACAGGGCAGACAAAAACTGGTAATATAGCCACTTGTAATAAATTAATTGGCTTAATTGTCCCTAGCACATGGAACGGCACTAATTTGACATTTGAAGCAGCAACTTCAGCAGGTGGGACTTATTATCCAGTGCGTCAACCTGATGATATAGGCGATTTAGTGACTATTGCAGCAACCGCAAGCACGTATATTCCCTTTAACGTAACTGAGATGTTTGCCTTTCAATATTTTAGGCTGGTTAGTGATACTGTTGCAGCAAGTAATATTGTTTTTACCTTAATTTATAAGTGATTTTATGATTGCAAACTACAATGAATTGGTGGATAAATTAGAAACATGGCTAAGACGTGATAATTTAGCAGCTGATATTCCAACGCTAATTCGTTTCGGTGAGCAGCAATTAATGTTTCAGCTTAAAGTTCCTGAAATGATTTTGCGAACTTTTGTTGGTTTGGGTGCGGGTAGCGATACGGTGGCTTTACCTACAAACTTTATTGCTATTCGTTCGTTATCCAATGGTGATATTGTTATGCGCAACAAAACCACTGCAAATATGATGCGTGATGATGATGGCGTAACTAGTGGCATTCCACTAGATTATAGTATTAATGGCAGTAATTTATTAGTGCGCCCTATTGCAAACGGCACTGTTAGTTTGTTGCTTGAATATTGGGGCTTTCCTGCGTTTTTATCCCCTAGTAATCAAACCAACTCTATTTTAACAAAATACCCTAGCTTGTATTTATATTCAGCTTTAACCTTTGGTTATAGTTTAGTGCGTAATGGTGATCAGCTTAAATCTACAATGTTTCATTATAATACGCAACTTGGATTAGCTAACAATATGGCAAATTACATGCTAAATGGCAACCCACAAGCGTCACCGCAAAGTAATAAAAGGAGATATATACCGTAATGACTGTTAATATTCCATATATCAATAAAAATGTGTTGACGGCAAATGAAAGCGGTGATTGGTTTCAAACCGAGTTTGATGTAAAAGAAATATTAGCGCAAGGGTTCGGTAGGTTGCAATTATCATTGCCAATTCAATCGCCAACGGATAGCACTGCATATTTGCCGTTAATGAATACCCGATTTCCATTGACTATAAAAAGCCTAACCGCAAAAACAGATGCGGGGACATGCACAGTTGCAATTAAAATTAACGGCACAAATGTTACCAGCCTTAGTGCGGTGGCAGTGACAAGCACAGAGGCAACCACGGCTGCAACTGCTGCAAATACCATGGCGATAGGTGATGATTTAACTATTACGCCTAGCAGCGTTTCTGGGGTTGGTTGGCTTTATATTAATATATGGTGCGATAGAACTGGTGCGGGGACTGCATGAGTGGATTTGTTAGTTTGGGTGGTGGTGGTA